GGAGGAGCTCGCGGCATTGGCGCGATACCCCCCCGACCACCCCCTGCCCTTCGGAGGGCCGAATGAGCCTGTCCGATGCGGTTGCCGGTACCCGTTTGGAAGCCCTGGTTGCCCTGCGTGACGACCTCGCGGCGCGGCTTGAGGCGTGTTCGTCGGATCAGAATTACGCGACGATGGGCCGTCTGATGGCGGATGTCCTCGCTCAGATTGACGCTGTCCGGGCGGCTAAGCCGGAATCGGAAGGGACGGCGTTGGATGAACTCGCTTCGCGGCGCCGCGCTGCTGGGCGTCCAGACTCCTCGGCTGTCGTTGGAACCAAGAGGGCGGCTAAGCGAGGCTGACGACGCCTGTTTCCTGTCTTCCCGGTATGGGTTGACGCCGGATGACTGGCAGCACCTTGTGTTGGATGCGTGGTTGCGGGTTCGGTCGGATGGTCAGTGGTCGTCTCGGCGTTGTGGGTTGTCGGTGCCTCGGCAGAACGGCAAGAACGGGATCATCGAGGTCCGTGAGCTGTTCGGCATGGTGGTGTTGGGCGAGAAGTTCCTTCATACCGCGCATGAAGTAAAGACAGCGCGGAAGGCGTTCCTGCGGTTGTGTTCGTTTTTCGAGAACACGCGGGATTTCCCGGAGTTGGCGGCGTTGGTTGTCGATGTTCGGAAGACGAACGGCCAGGAGGCCATCGTCTTGAAGAACGGCGGGTCGTGTGAGTTCGTGGCCCGGTCGAAGGGTTCGGCTCGCGGGTTCACGGTTGATGTGTTGGTGATGGATGAGGCGCAGGAGCTCGGGGACGACGCGATCGAGGCGTTGCTGCCGACGATCTCCGCTGCCCCGTCGGGTAATCCGCAGCAGATTTTCACGGGCACCCCGCCGGGTCCGAAGGCGAACGGTGAGATTTTCACTCGGGTCCGCAACGACGGGTTGGCCGGCAAGGATCGGGCGTTGTCGTGGCATGAGTGGTCGTGTGAGCCTGACGCGGACCTCGATGCGTCGTCGAGCTTGGCGGTGGCTAACCCGAGCTTGGGTATCCGGGTCAATCGGGACATCACGGACGCTGAGCGTGGCACGTTGTCGGATGCCGGTTATGGCCGTGAGCGTCTGGGTATGTGGGATGACGCTTCGTCGCATCGGGTGATCGATGCGGCGACGTGGGAGGACTGTGTCGATGAGGGTTCACGCCCGTCGTCGGCTTATGCGCTGGCTGTGGGTGTTTCTCCCGACCGTTCGGTGGCGTCTGTGGCGTTCGCTGGGCAGCGCGACGACGGTCGTTGGCACATCGAGTTGGATGAGCAGAAGAACGGCGTGGCGTGGGTCGCGGGGTATGTGGTTGAGCGGTGCGCGCGTAACCCGATCCGCGCGGTTGTGGTCAACGGTTCGTCGCCGGCAGCGTCGATTGTGGATGAATTGCTGCGTCGGAAGATCAAGGTGACGACGGCGACCGCTCAGGATGTGGCGCAGGCGTTCGGCACGTTCTATGACTGCGTGACTGAGGGTTTGGTTGCGCATACGGATCAGCCGCAGGTGAATGCGGCGTTGGCTGTGGCTAGGAAGCGTCCGTTGGCTGGTGGTTCGGCGTGGTCGCAGCAGAACTCGTCGAGTGACATCACTCCGATCGAGGCGTGCACGTTCGCCCTGTGGGGGGCGCAGTCGTCGAAGGCTAAACGGCCGACGCGAGGTGAAGTAACCAAGGCGAGGGCGGTGGTGTACAGGTGACGTTGGCCCTGGGTCCCGTTCTGGTGTCGAACTATCTGAGTGACGCCGATTCGGCCACGCTGCGGTCGTTGCTGGCGCGGATCGACTACAAGCGGTACCGCAACTTGGAACGGGCGTCGCTGTATGACGGTAAGACGCTGGTGAAGTCGTTGGGTGTTGCGGTGAATCCGCAGTTCGACAACTTGCAGACGGTGGTGGGCTGGCCGGCGACGGTTGTGGACGCGCTGAACGAGCGGCGTTCGGTGGATTATGTCGAGTGTGTCGGCAACGCTGAGATGACCGATCAGTTGCAGGCTGTGTGGTCTGAGAATGACTTGGACGTCGAGTTCGGGATGGCCCGCGACGACCAGGCGATTCATGGGATCACGTTCGCTGTGGTGGCCCGCAGCGAGGGGCGCACGATCGTCCTTCCGACGCCGGCTACTCGGATGACCTGCAATTATGACCGGGCCACGCGCCGGATCACTGAGGCTGCGTCGAAGGATCCGAAGCAGGGTGTCGACGACAAGCAGCAGGCGACGTTCTACAAGCGGGACGTCAGCTATGTCGTTGAGGTTGACGGCGGGAAGTTCCGCATCCTCGCTGAGTACCCGAATCCGGTGGGTGTGGTGCCGGTGGAGCGGTTCGTGAACCGTCCCCGGCATGACCGTCCGTGGGGTTCGTCGGAGATCACCCCGGCTGTCATCTCGTACACGAACGCGGCGGTGCGGACCCTGGTGAGCATGGAGGTTGCGCGGGAGTTCTTCGCGGCGCCGATGCGGTACGCGCTGAACGTGGACCCGGATGCGTTCACCGATGAGCAGGGCAACGCGATCCCGGCGTGGGAAACGTACTGGGGTAAGTTCGTGGCCCTGTCTGCGGCGAAGAATGATGATGGGTTCGAGCCGTTGTCGCCGTCGCTGAACCAGTTGCCGGCGTCGTCACCCGCTCCGATGGTGGAACTGATGAAGATGCTCAGCCAGATGATGACGGCTGAGACTCGGATGCCGCCGTCGCTGTGGGGTTTCGTCACTGACAACCCCGCGTCGGGTGATGGTGCCCGCATGTATGAGAACGGCCTTGTGTTGAAGGCGAAGGCCAGGAACCGGGCCGATTCGGGTCCGTTGGGCCGGTTGGCGCGGCTGGTGCTGCTCGCGGAGGGTGTTTCTCAGGCTGATTTGCCGCAGATTCACACTCAGTGGGCGGATCCGGCGACTCAGTTGCCGGGTGCGATCGCTGATGCGGTGTCGAAGCAGATCGCGTCGGGTGCGTTGCCTGCGACGTCGACGGTTGCGCTCGAGGCGTTCGGGTATGACCAGGAAACGGTGAAGCGGATCGAGTTGGACCGTGACGCGGCCCCGTTGTCGGACGCTGAGTTGCTTGCCAGCGCGTTGGATCGGCAAGCCCAGGTGAATCCTGCCGCTCTGGCCGGGTAAGTCGTGGCTGACACCGTTGAGGGTGCTCGGCTGACGGAGTTGCACCGGGTGTTGCAGGTTCGGTTGTCGACTCAGGCTATGGCGGCGACTCGTTTGTTGTGGTCGACGTTGGATCCGGCGGACCTGGACCGGGCTCGTGATACGTGGATGCGTCAGCAGCTCCAGTTGATGAAGGTGTACGACGAGAAGTCGGCGTTGGCCGCTGCGGAGTACATGCGGAAGTTCAGGCTCGCTGAGGGTGTCGGCGGCGGTCCGATCGTCGCGGTCGACGAGTTCGACCCGGATTGGGCTGAATCGTCGCTCGGATACAACGGGCCGGCGAAGATCCAGGCGTTGACTGCTGCTGGTGTCGCGCCGGAGGCTGCGAAGTCGGCGGCGTTCAGTCAGTTGGCGGCGGCTGCGCAGCGGATCGCGCTCGGTGGTGGTCGGCGGGTGATGGATCAGTCGGCGTTGGCTAATCCGGGGTCGAATGGTTGGCGCCGGGTGTCGGACGGTAACCCGTGCGCGTTCTGCGCGATGCTGGTTTCGCGGGGGAACGCTTACAAGTCGGCGAGGTCCGCTGGGAGTGGCCGGCACTGGCATCGCCGCTGCGGTTGCACCGTTGAGGAGGTGTTCGGCGACTGGTCTCCGAACGCGCAGGAGCAACGGTTCATCGACGCTTACGACTCCGCTGCGGCTCGGTTGGATCGCCTCGGCCAGCCTCACACGAAGCAGAACATCCTCGTGCACATGCGCGAACATGGCGAGTTCAACGATTCGCCGGGGATGAAGCCGAAACCCGCGCCGCGCCCCGAGGTTGCGGGTCAGCAGGAGTTGCCTAAGCCCAAGAAGGAGCGGGCAGCGAGGCAAACCCCGGCGGATGTGTTGGACTTCAATTCGCGGGAGTTGCGGCGAGCGTCGGACGCTGACCTTGAGGACGCATTGAACCGCGCTCTCGAGTCGGATCATCCGAGCACGGACCGGCTCATGGCGGAACTCGATCGCCGCGATGATGCGCCGATCAAGGCGGCCGAGCAGAAGGCGTTGCGTGCGGAGGCTGCACGGAACAAGCGCGCTGCGGTGAAGGAATCGCAGTGGAGTGAGGTTCAGCGTCGGATCAATGCCGGCGAGGATCCTCGCGAGGCAACCGCCGCCGTCACCGGGGTCAGTGTTGAGAAGCAGATGCGGCTCGAGCTGGCCGCGAGGCTCGACGCCGAGGGCACCCCAGGCCGGTCGTTGGACTCC